AAGACCAAGGAATTAAAGAGGGCGTTAAATCAGCGGCCTCGTATCGGTTCATGGCACAAGTAAACAACTTCACGAAGCCGGATGACTTAGCCCGTGAACGCCAAAGATTCACGGAAAAGAACCTTTCACGGGATGCCGAGGGCGGCGGGTTGTTGTTGTTCCCGAATACCTATACCAATATCCAACAGATATCAAGCAAGCCTTTCGTAGCGGATGCGGATACCATGAAGGTCATTAAAGATAATGTCTTTGAGTATTTCGGGGTTAATGAGGATGTATTGACAAATAAAGCCTATGGCGATGCCTGGACGGCCTTTTATGAAGGTGCTATAGAACCCTTCGCCATCCAGTTTTCGGAGGTATGTTCAAAGATGTTATTTACCCTGCGTGAGCAGACTCAGGGCAACAGAGTCATAGCAACGGCAAACAGGCTTCAGTATTTAAGCAATACGGAAAAATTAGCCGTTTCCGCTCAGATGGCAGATAGAGGGTTAATGACAAGAAACGAGATTCGGGAAATTTGGAATCTTACGCCGTTAGATGATGAGATCGGCAATCAGTTGCCAGTTAGAGGCGAATACTACAATATCGGGGAGGAAAACAATGAAGAAGGAAATTAGGGCTTTTGATTTTGAAATCAGAGCCGACAATAACGAAGAACACGGGCACTTTTTAACAGGGCAACCGATTGTATATAACGAACGTACCGATTTAGGTTGGTATGACGAAATAATTGAAGATGGAGCATTAGCGGACACCGATTTAAAGGATGTCCGCTTTTTAGTTAATCACAATGTTGACATGATCCCGCTTGCGAGGTCACGGAACAACAACGCTAATTCAACAATGCAGATGGAAGTTATCCCCGGCAGGGGTATGTCCATCCGGGTTGATTTAGATACGGAGAATAACTCCGAAGCTAGAAACCTTTATTCAGCGGTAGAACGTGGGGATATTTCCGGAATGTCATTTATGTTCATCGTTGATGGGTATAAATGGGAGGATATCGACTCAGAACATCCAACTCGAAGAATAACAAGCATTTCGAGTGTTATGGAAGTTTCTGCGGTAACATTCCCGGCTTATGAAGCAACTTCTATTTCTACAAGAGGTCTTTCCGATGCACTGGACAGTGCGAGGGAATCGCTGGAGAGCGAGAGAACCAAAAAGAAGGAAGTAGAGAGGCGTAAACAGAAAATCAGATTACTCATGGAGGTTTAACCATGGAATTAAAAGAAATGAACATCGAGCAGCTTGAAGCCCGCCAGGTAGAACTTAGAGCTGAAATCGATAAGGAAGATGCAGACTTAGACGCTATTGAAAGCGAGGTAAGAAGCATCAAAGCAGAACTTGAGGCAAGAAAGGCCGAGGCAACAAAGAAGGAAGAACTTCGCAAGGAAGTCGCACAGGGTGCGGGCGAAGTGATCGAGAAAGCAAAAGAGGAGAAAAGAAATATGCCTACAGTAGAAGAAATCAGAAGAAGCAAAGAATATATTGATGCATACGCAAATTACATCAAGACCGGCAACGCAGAGGAATGTCGAAGCCTCTTAACAATTAACGCAAGCGGTGACGTTCCCGTTCCCGCTATCGTTGAGGAAGGCGTTAAAACCGCATGGGAGAATGACGCCATCATGTCCCGTGTTAAAAGAACATTCATCAAGGGCAATCTTAAAGTTGCTTTTGAACGTTCCGCAGATCCCGCCTATGAGCATACTGAGGGCACAACCGCCCCGACCGAGGAATCTTTGACTCTGGGAATCGTTGAACTTATCCCGAAGAACATCAAGAAATGGATTACTGTATCCGATGAGGTTGTAGCAATGGGCGGCGAAGCGTTCCTTCGCTACATCTATGATGAGATTACTTATCAGATTGTAAAGAAAGCGGCGGCTTTAGGTATCGCAGATATCGCCGGTGCTTCTACAAGCCATTCCAGTAGTGCGGTAGGCGTTCCTAAGATTACTAAAGCCCCCGGACTTACTGTTATCCCGGAGGCAGCTGCTAACTTATCCGACCAGGCTACAAACGTAGTGGTTATCATGAACAGATTAACAGAGGTTGAATTCCTTAACGCTTATGCAGCGGGACAGTTTGCAGTTGACCCGTTCGCAGGGTATACAAAGGTTTACACTTCCGCATTACCGGCTTATTCAACCGCATCCACTAATGCAGTTTACGCCATCGTTGGCGATCTTGAGGGCTTACAGTTCAACTTCCCGGAGGGCGAAGGCGTTGTTATCAAATATGATGAGTTAAGCCTTGCCGAGAAAGATTTAGTTAAGATTGTAGGCCGTGAGTATGCCGCTCATAAGGTAACCGCTCCCGGAATGTTCTGCAACATTGCAAAACCCGCAGCAGCAACAACCTAGGATTAGCCTATGAAAGTTTTATTATTAAAGGACGCAAGAATTAAACACAAAGCCGGGGAAACTGCAGAGGTTACCCCGGAAGAGTTTAATTATCTTGTTTCATTAGGACAGGCTAAACCAGTAGAGTCTAAACCAGTAGAGCCTAAACCAGTAGAGGCTAAACCAGTAGAGGAAAAACCGAAGAGGAAAAGGACGAAGAAATGAAATTATTAATCGCTATTCCATCGCTTGATTATATGCACGTTGATTTTGTGAAAAGCCTTATAGGATTGACAGAAAGATTACACCGGGACGGAATCACTTTTGATGTGTGCATTGAGAGCGGAACGCTTGTATATGTGGCAAGGGACAAATTAACATCCAAGGCCATAAATGACGGTTACACCCATGTTTTATGGTTTGACGCTGATATGGTTTTCAATGATTCCATCTTGGATGATTTAATGTTTTCCGGGCATGATTTTGTTTGTGGGGTATACCACGCAAGGCGAAAGGGTTTTCACTCTTGTATCTTCTCAGACATAAGGTTGAATAGCTTAACAAGGGTTGAAGAATACCCAACGGAAACATTTGAGATAGCCGGTTGCGGTTTCGGGTGCGTTTTAGTCAAAGCTGACCTTCTGCGGGAAGTACAGATTAATTACGGTACAACCTTTCTTCCTATGAAATCATACGGGGAAGATTTGGCTTGTTGCAAGAGGATAGCGGAATTAGGCCATAAAATGTACTGTGAACCATCCGCACGGGTTGGGCACATCGGGCATATAGCAATATACCCGGAAGACCATGAGCGATGGAAAAGCGAATTGATGAGGTAATGACATGGCAGACAGTAATTTGGTTTCTGCGGCTAAGTTAGCGGGCAGAATAACAACAGATGCATATGATACGCAGATTTCTAGCCTGTTGGATGCTAGTCTGCTAGATATGGGTGTGGCGGGGGTTACACTACTCCCGCCCCTTGATGCATTAGTTCAACAGGCGGCAATAACCTATTTTTTAATGCACTTCGGGCAGCCGGGTGATTATGACAGGTTAAAGAAGTCATATGACGAACAGAAAGCACAATTATCAATGTGTTCGAATTACACATTATGGGAAGGGCAGATTGATGATAACGCTTTCTTGACCGTTGAGAATGAAACCGATGACGATTATTTAACCGTGGACGGTGATGCGAATGGATAGGTCAGATGTAATAAAGCTAGTATCGTACACCGAAACACAGGATCAATACGGGGTATGGAAAACCACGGAAACAAAGAAACAAGTATTTTGTCAAGTGGATTCCATAACACGTCAAGAGTTCTTCGAAGCAGGGCGAAACGGATTAAGCCCGGAATATAAATTTATCATGTTTGATGGGGATTACAACGGGGAAAAGACCGTTGAATACAAGGGCAAACAATACGGTATTTATAGGGTTTACCGGAACAGAACAGATTCCATAGAACTTTACGCAGAACGCAAGGGAAGAGGGGAGAGCAATGGCTAGAGTCAACTCATCTAGGACAAAGATTTCCCCCGAAGAACTTGAAGCGGCAATGAAAAAGCTATTAAAGGACTATGACAAGGATGTCCAAGAGGTTGTAAGAAAGACCATACCACAGGCAGCCAGGGCGGGAGCGAAACAGTTAAGAAGCACATCACCAAAAGGCAAAACAGGGAAATACGCAAGCGGTTGGGCTTCAAAGGTTGAACAGGGCAGAACGGGCGTAACCGCCACGATCTACGGCAAGCATGGCACATATCAATTAGCCCATTTGCTGGAACATGGTCATGCGGTAAGGAACGGCGGGCGGGCGTCGGGCTTTGCCGGTGCAATCGTCCATATTGCTCCCGTAGAAGAATGGGTTGTTCAAGAGGCTATTAAGAGAACTATGGAAGGGGTGGCAAGGTTATGACATTTG